AATCCAGAGATGGCAGAAGCTATTATCAATCGGTTTTTGTTTGACAAGCGTGAGCAGTTGGAGATTGCCAGTCGTCTTGCGTTGATATACCCTTGTAGTTTTTTAAAGCTTTCCCCAACCGAGAGCACGGACTTATTGGAAAAGGTATCGATCCGTGCTCTGCCATGTTGGGAAGTCATTGTCGATATGGACGCTAGCTCATACGACGAACAACGCTTCGTGGCACATACTTATTATCTTAGTATTCCAGAAGCAAAGGAAAAGTTTGGAAATAAGTCATACACTGCAATTCCAAAGGTAGAGTTCTTTACTCCACAGGATCGGTATACTGGTGTGACTGAAGACTTACCAGATGATTACCTGTACATACAGGTGGTAGAGTTTTATGACATGTTGTACGATCAGTTGTACTTTTGGTCTCCAAACTACAAAGAAGGTGATGGTATCTTAGAGAAGTCGGAGATACCCATTCGTTCATACGATGACAAGCCTATGTCACCCATTTGTCCGTTGTATTATGCGCGTAAGCCAGAAAAGCCCATGTGTGGTTTGTCTGCTGTTGCCCGTGTATACGATCAGTTTTATGAAAAGAACATCCTGCGTACCTACTGGGCTAATGCTGTTCGTCGCGACAGCCGCCAATATTTATACAAAGAAGGTGCATTGGATGAAGAAGCGTTGGCTAAGATAACTGCTGGTGTTGATGGAGCAATGATAGCTGTGGACGAGCCAGTATTGCAAGGTGTTATTCAACAAGTAGGGGTTGAGCCTATCTCCAACAACTTCGACAGGTATTTAAACTTTATCGAAAATGACATCAACCGTGGTAGTATCTTAGCCCCATTTAGTAGAGGTGAAGCCACCAAAGCAACAGCAACAGAAGTGGCTGCTCTTGCTCAATACTCAGCATCTGAGATTGGTAAGTTGGCTCGTGAACGTGACAATACTATTGAAATGATTGCAGAAACATATTTGCGTATTGTATCCTTGATGACAGAAGATGGTGAAACAGCGGTTATTGATGTTGATGGTGCGCCAAAGATTATCAGTACGATTGATATAGAAGCCAAGTTTAAGATTGTAGCCTTAGATCAAAGTAGTACACCATTGTCGCAAGCATTGAAGCGTAACAACATCGTACAGTTGTTGCCTGTCCTTTTGCAGCTTGGTGTTAATCCAGCGACCATTAAAGATGAACTGATCCGTTTGTTTGAAATGCCAGACAGTTTTAAGGAAGCAATGGAGCAAGCACAGATGATGCCTGGTGCTGGTGCTGCTGCACCAGAAAATGTACAGACACAGGCTGGCGAGATTGATGCACAAGGCAATCTGCCAAGTCAACAATTCGCGAATGCCATTAACCAAGGAAGACTGTAATGCCATTGTACACCTACGTATGTGAAGACTGTAAACACGAACATGAGGAGTTGATTACCTTTTCAATGTTGGAGAAGGATCTTATACCCAAGGTCTGTGGTACAGATACAGAAGATGATGGTTGTGGTGGCAATATACACAGAGTTTTACGAGCACCAGCAAAGAACAGTACGTGGAATGGTACAGGTACGTACGGTGTCAATGGTTATTTTAGCAAGGCATTGGGCAAGCACGTTGCCAATCCGCAGGTTGCACAAAAGATTATGGAAGACCGTGGCTTTGTGTGTGAAGCAGATTTGCCAGCGGACAGGTGGGATAGTGCTGTGGAAACCCAGAAAGAAAGAGTATCAGAACAAGATAAACATATCAACGTCTACACAGACGCACTTAAAAGTGGTAAAACAAAAGAAGAAGCAGTGGTTGAGGCATTTCCAGCTCACGACGCACTGTCTGGAAAATTAGACAAAACATTCGGGAGTACGAAATGAAAGAAGAAATGATGAAAGGCATGCCAGACTTTGACCAAGAGGTTGCAGCAGCTGAACAAGATGATGAGATGGCATTTGAAGAAATGGCTCCGACAGGTAACTTTAGTGCTAAGTCACTGAATAACTTGGTGAAAGCGGCAAATCGTTTGTTGCCATTGTTTGATCAAACACCTAACTACCCACAGTTTACAAACAATGAACAGCGTTTGCCAACTGATTTTGTACGTGTACTGGCAATGTTTGAAGGTGCAATCCAGGATGCGATTGACAAAGACATGCTTGACGAAGAAATGGGTTTTGAAATCTCAGAGATTACAAATGACCCAATGCTCAACATGGTTGCTGGTAAGATTAGTAGTGTTGCTGGCAGTAAAGACTTCCGACGTTATCTTAAAGAGATGCCAGATGAAATGGGCGAAGAAATGAAAAGCGACAATGACGAGATGATGGAAGAAGAAGAAAGTGAAGAACCAAACACTCGTAATGTTGATGCTTTGTTCTTGGAGAGATTGTAATGCCAATACGCAAAACAAAAGGTGGCTACAAGATTGATAAGGTCAAAGGTAAATCTAAGACTAAGAAATCAGCCATAAAACGCCTACGGGCAATCAAAGCAAACCAATCTGCATCAAAGAAAAAGAAAGGATGCAGCTGTCATATAAAGGGGAAATAATATGCAAGACAATACTTCGAATGAAACTGTCGTAGAAGCAACACCAGAAACAGTAGAAGAAACCGCGGAAGAAACTGCGGAGGAAACCGCGGAAGAAATTTCTGAAGTCGAAGAAGAAGATGTAGAGCTTCTTACCATAGAAGAACTATTGGAGATGACTGCGGAAGACTACGAGGAGTTTCAAGAGGATGCCAATCATAAAGGAATGAAGCCGTTGCACGAGTGGATGCAGCACATTCCAGAAGATGTACGAAAACACGTAGCCAACATTCGCTCATCGTATACACGCAAGACACAAGAGATTGCAGAAATGCGTAAGCAGCTTGAAGCGGAACGTGCAGCACTATCGCAACAGCGACAAATGGCTGTAAACAACCCATACTTAGAGAGGGCACAGGCAGAACTTGCACAGCAAGGTGATCAGCCCAATGACTTGTATACAGAACAAGGTTTGCAAGCGGAAATCAAACGTCAAGCTTCTTTAATGCTTCAAGAGATGATGAAGCCAGCACAAGAGCAAATACAAGTTGAGCAACGCAGGATGCAACTGCAACAGTTTAAGACAGAGCATCCAGAACTTATGGACAACGAATACCGTTTGCCTGTTGCTCAGATGCTGCAAGACAGACCAGAGCTTAAACTTGAAGATGCGTTTTATATTGTGAAAGCAAAAGTAGAAGCAGCAAAAGCAAAAGAAGAACGCGAACAGTTGGCGCAACAGAAAAGTTCACGCCGCCAAGCACTGAAAAAAACAAGCACAGGGAAAGCAGTAAGTCCATCAGGTATTCCAAAGTTTAAAAATGCTTGGGAAGCATACCAATATCACAAATCACAACAGAGTAAGAAATGAAAACATTTAATCTAGAACAAATGAAAAGACGTGACCTTCATCCAAAAGTAGAGCGAAAAATTGAAGGTATTGTAGTACATCACAGTGCGTCTAGCACTGATACAACAGTTAAGCAAATCCATAGATGGCACACCATTGAGCGTGGTTGGTCTGACATTGGGTATCACTTTGTCATTACTGCTGATGGTACTATCAATGAATGTCGTCCGCTTGAGCAGGTTGGTGCGCATGCAAAGAACTTTAATAAGCATAGTATTGGCATTTGTGTGACTGGTAACACCAATGAGCAACCGCCAAACAATGCTCAACTTAAAAGTCTGCATGATTTATTAGAAGCACTTCGTTATGACTTTGGTTTGTTGCATGACGATGTTTACACCCACCGTGAGAAGGGGCAAACAGAGTGCCCAGGTTTGATGCTGCACAGGTGGGTACAGGCTTACCGCATGGAAACACTTGACACTGTATCACTACAACGGTAAACTAATCACATAGGACTGGACACAGCACCCTACCAACATTCCATCTGGAACATGTTTACAAATTTTTTACAACAACAATAATAAGGTAATACAATGGCTATTTCTAATGATCTATTGTCGTCAACTTTGTATTCCATCCGAGATGGTGAAGTAGACGAACTCTTTCAAAAAGTTGCGTTCCTTGATAACGCAAAACGTTTTGGCGGTATTGAGTATGAAGATGGTGGTATCAAAATCCAACGTCCACTCTCAATCGCTGAACATTCTTCAATCACAAATCTTCCTACTGGTTACGAAGCCATCAACTTGGCTGTAAAAGACGTATTGCAACCTGCTATCTACGAGTGGGCTGACTTTACTGCTCCTATCGTAATCACCAAAAAGGAAGAGCTTGAGAACAGCGGTGAAAAAGCAATCGTTAAGATTGTTGAAGCACGTATGCGCTCTGTAATGGGTATGCTTCGACGTGAACTCAACAAGCAATTGCTTGCTGGATCTTCTGGTATCCTTACTGATGTTAACACTTTGAACGGTGCTAAGACTGGTGGGTTCTTGGAAGCAGCAGCTAAGGCTTCTCAAAACAACACTGTTGGTGGCATTTCAAAATCTACCTACAATGTTAACGGTTGGACTAACCAGTTCCAAGATGCCTTGGACGACTTCGAAACCAACGGTATCCGTTTGATGCAACAAATCGCTATCCAAGCAGGTTCAGTTGCTCCTATGGGACAAATCGATTGTGTTCTTATGTCTGAAAATGCTATGGCAAACTACAGACGTGCATTGTTTGCACAAGAGCGTTTCATCAACGAGAAAACTCTTGATGGTGGACGTATGCAACTTGCATTTGGTGGTGCTGTTGTTGAGCAAGACTTGGAGATGGGTTTTGAAGGTGACGGTAAAAACTACTCTGCATACATGTTGAACTTTGAAGGTGTAAAACTTTGCATGCATAAAGATGCTGATTTTGCAGTTTCTCCTTTCGAACACATTTCTGGTACAACAGCACGAGCTGCCCAATTGTATGTTAAAATGCAATTGATTGCAGATCACCTTGGTTCTCAAGGCTTGCTTGTTGACGGTGAAGTATACGCTTAATAGGAGGCTATCATGGCTACACAAAACTTAGTTCAATACTTAGAAAGTACACAATACTCAGCATATCCAGGCGGATCAAGTTCATCTGTTGGTGTTTCTGCTATGAACCGTCGTCAAGTCGAAACATTTATTGCTTCGGAAGCAATCGCTGCAAACGACTTGGTATCATTGGATCTTAGTAAAACTGGTGATGGTGACAAAGCTTTGTACATTGTACAAGCGGACAGTGGAACAGCAACTGACAGTTGCGCTATTGGTTTTGCTTTGAATGCTGCAACCGCTGCTGGTCAAACAGTTGCCGTAACAATTGCTGGTATTCACGTATCTGCAAACGTTGCTTCCGCAACTGTCGCTGGTTCTCGATTGATTGTAGGTGCAACTGCTGGTGAAGCCGCTGTTGCACCAGACATTTCTGAGGGTGGTTCAGCTACTGTTGCACAATATCCACTGATTGCTATTGCTGCTGAATCGGATACTACAAATGTTGCTACAGTATTTGTGATTAAACAGTTCTAATCATTGATTGAAAGTAGACCGAAGGGTGGGTGTTTCGCCCACCCTTTTTTGTTGGAGTAAACATGGCTAATCTTGAACAACTAAGACAAAAAGTAAAGAACATTACAGATTACAGTCCAGACCTTTCGCAGTTCAATGATCAGCTCGATGACTTGATCAATGATGCTTACTATTCCATTTGGACAATGAAACGATGGAACTTTGCAACCAAGTTGTCTACACTTCGATTTCATGTAGACATTACACCTAGTTCTCATACTTCAACAGAAACAACACTATCCGTAACCAAAGGTTCAAGGTTAGTTACGCTGTCCGCTGGTATTGAAGCATTAGACTTTTACAAGCATAAATGGGAAGGACAGCCCATAGAAATCGAAAACATGGAATATACCATCAGTAAGATTGAAAGTACCACAGTAATCATACTTGATGTTCCATATCAACAAGACACTGACAGTAGCACAAAAGCATGGAAGATTAAGAAACGATGGTATGATCTACCAGAGGATTGCTTAGAGTTGCTGTATGTAGGTCACAGAGATTACCCATACGTGAGCGCAACAGGAACACAGAACCCATACGGTAAGTCTACTGGGCTTATGGCTAGACGAGAAGAAGACTTGAACTTACGTACTGACTACGAGATGGACTATGCAGAAGCGTACATTACATCTCCTACTCAGTTTACAAAACCTGGTGAGAACATAAACATTTCTACAATTTCAACCTCTGGTGCAAACTTTCAATCTGGGAACTTTTATGAATTTTGCTATGCGTTTGTACGCAATGGTAAGGTTGGTGCGCTATCAGAACCTGCTGTTATCGAGGTAGAGAACAACAATTATGGTATCGTAGTTAAGTTTCGTAGTTGGGATGATACTGCAATTGCAGCATTGGTAAAGTCGTCATACCAACAGCCAGACAACTATGAAGGATACCGAAAGGTAGTTCTGTGGAACATGAACTTTGATCGAGTAAGTGCTGAAAGAACAGGTCTTGCATGTTGGGTGTACGTTGTTAATGGAACAAACACTACAGAAAACAATATAAATAGTTCTCGATACATTCAGCGTGTTGAAGTAGAGGATACAGCTAGCCAACTAGTTATCAAGAAGACTGATCAACTGAATAACTTAGCAGAACGATACATCGAGATTGATGGGCAGTTTCAACAGATAAGACCGTATCCTAGAGTAAATGGCTACGACTTTGAGCAAGAGTCAGCGAATGATGCGTACAGCAACCTGGTTCAACCTAAAGACTTTGTTAGAGAAGGTGTTATTCGGTATCTTGTGAAACCACAGCCAATGACTTTGAAGACTGACACACCCAACATGCCGTATGAATTTCATCAGCTTATAGTATACAAAGCACTCGAAGACATTTACTTGAAGCTAGGTCAGCAGAGCTTGGCTACCACATACGAGCGCAAGTACACCAAAGAGGTTGCCAACCTTGCCAAACGATACGTTGACAAGATTGACCAGCAGGTTCGACGCGGACAGTTTGCTATGGGTAGAGCACCAGCAGTTTATGATGGTTCAACATTTAGGAAGTTATCATGAAGTCACAACGTTTAAAAAGGTTTGTACCCGTACGTGGTGTAAATCGTACATTGATACCGACACTTGGTGACGCATTTCTAGTTGCTAACTGTAGATGGCATGCAATGGGCGGATGGGTTTCTAACATTGGTTTTGCTCCATTTTGGAAGGTTCAAGATCAATGGACAGTAGCAAGCAACATACTTGAAAATTACTTTGAGAAAAAGGTGGATGCTTGCTATCAATGGAAACGACAAGGCACAAATGACGTGTACACCATCGTTGAACAAGGCAATAGACTTTACTACATGTTAGGTAATAAAGGGCAGGGTGGAGTGTACACAGGTACATTTTACACTAACGACATTGTTGTATTAGATGATGACCGTACCGCACCTAAGCAAAATGAAATAGGAAGTCAGTTTATTAACCTTGGTAATCACCTGCTAATCATAAACGGTAGAGATAGAGCTATATTATTTAGTGGCGATAGAAAAGTACGAGACTTTGGATTTACAACAGCAACACCACAAATCATTCCGCAAGATGTAAATACCAATCTGAAAGATAATGGTTATCTCGATGGTGGTGCAGCACTGTGGTTTGGACAAGATCAAATATACGGACTAGGTGTTCCAGAAAAAGACCACGTAAATGTATACAAATACAAGTGCACAATGATTACAGATACTGGTGCTGAAAGCCCTCTATCAAGTGAACAGAGTATATCATGGATGATTGATAATAGTTCTACTAGTGCAAAAGTGCGATACGGTGTAATGGTAAATTTGCCTACAGGGCAAAAGGGTACAGTAGCCAGACGTATTTATCGTACAAGAGAAGTGACTGATAATGGAAGTACGTACTACTTTGTGGCACAGGTAGATGAAAACAGTTCGTTTATCTATGCTGATGTTACCCCAGATACAGCACTGGTAGATGTTGCTCCACTTACTACCGCCAGCTCAGTGATTACTTCAAACTTTAAATATGGTGAAGTATGGGACAACAGATTGTGGCTTGCTTCTGGTAGTAAGATTGTATACTCTGATCAAGGTGTGTTCGAACAGTTTGGTTTGCTTAACTACTTTGACCTTGGAAACCTTAAAGGTGGAGATGTTACGCAAATCAAAGCCTTTTATAACAACTTGATTGTTATGCGTGAAACAGCAGTCAACATTATTAGTTTTGATGCTGGCGCATACAACATCTCAACGATTACGGAAAGTGTTGGAACCACAGCTTCAAATACAGTTGTTGTTATTCCAAACCTTGGTGTCGTATTTATGAATGCTGAGGCAGTGTACATTCTTACTGGTGGTTTGAATGGTGGTGCATCACTAGAAATACAGAAGATAAGTGGTGGTATTGAACAATTCTTAAAAAGATTAAACAAGCCCCAGATACACAAAGCGATAGCTGCATATTCACCAAGAGAACAAGAGGTTTGGTTTCATGCTTGTACAGATGAGTTTCTTACACCAGACTTTGGTTTTGTTTTGCATTTACGACCACAACCATTTCAATGGTCAGTACGAACAGACTTCGAGAGTCCCAAGAACTTTATTCTTTCATCAATGACAACAACACTAGATGGTTACTTCATGGTTGGTGTAGATCCAAATTGGGCTATTACAAATGGCAATGAAACCTATGGATTTGGACAACTTAAAATTATGTCTAATGGTGACAACTGGGGACAGCATGCCGAACTTGGTACGGTTGATGATACCTCAACAGTGACGATTACAAAGTATAACAGACCTATCAGTGAGTGGCGGTCTGAATGGTATGGCTCTAATGATCAAAGTGTAAAGACCAGGTTCTTTGCGGTTGAGCTTAAACTAATGTCGCAAGGCGATACAAGTTTTGATTTCTTCTATAGTGTTGACTATGGATATGAAGAAACCGCAACAAGTAGTCAAAAACAAGCCAAGTCTGAAACTGTATTTACTACAAAGGAAGATGCTGTGTTTGGTCAAGCCGACCGTGCAGTAACAAAGAGTACCTTCAAGGTTAATGACAGTATTGTTACTGATCAGCGTTTGATTACACTGCGATACGATGTAAACACAAAACTATGTGATCAGTTTCAATTTGGCATTAGAAGCACTGATGGAACAGAGTGGCATTTGTTATCATTCAACATTCTGAGTGATGCGCAAGCTCTACCAGTGCTCAATCAAAGTACAAAGGTGCAGTAATGAAGGTATTTCCACAGGCTAGTCAAGAACAGTTTCAGCAAGTTTCTCCATCAACACTGAATGACAATACATTTCATGCGATTGGTCAGTACAATGGTAGGCTTGATGGACAGAATATACCAGTTGCTTCAATAGCTAGAGATAAGTTTAAGCCACCAACAGTAACCACCAACAACAATGGTAATGTTCGCAACATAACGATGCTTGGACAAACACAAGATTACTATATGATCAGAAGGTGGAATACAGAAGAGGATAATGAAAACTGGTACGAATATGGTAATACATACGCCTTAAATGCAAGCCCCCGTTCATCTGGATGGAACAATGTAGGTGTGCTCAACAATGATTACAAGCGTGTATATTTGGAGTTTGATGCCAAAGAAGGTGCTTTAAATGGTTGCGCTGACATAAACTTTCGACGCGGTACAGACCTAATACTCGATGACAACAGTGTTATACAAGAAATAGGTCTTAATAACTATGTTCAGTGGGGAGTGTTTTGTAATCAAATACTTGTAGCTGAAACAGGTAGATTGTACCCACAATGTTTTAATGTGTCACTACCTTTCAAGTTATTGTGTGGAAGTCAAAACATAAGATTAGAGTTAAAATGGAAGTTGAACTATTCCAATGAATGGAATCAGTTACCAGCGAAGACTGAAAGCACACCAAGGGACAACCTAGAAATCTTTGGATTACAAATATGGGTATGCAATACTAAGAGGTAGACATGGGACAGATTGGCAATTTTTATTTTGAAGGTGGGTATAAACCAGAAGCAGCAGAGTTAAATGAGGTTTACGATAATGTTGCTGCTGATACATTGCAAGACTTCAATCTGAGTTCTGACTTTGCCAATCGTATGTTCCTCGATACGGATCTGACTACTGACCGTATTAACATCGTAGGCTTCTACGACTACAACAGCAGCACACAGTATACCCTTGCCAGCACATCATTTACTACAATAAATCCAGGCGGTAGTACACCTGCTGAGATCTCCGTAGGCTACACCTGTCGAGCAGAATGTATTATTCGTGTACATGCTTCTGGTGTAATGGCAGAACATACATATGTAAATAGAACAGTTGACTATTCAAGTATTAACAAAGCTATGTATGGTTTTAAAGTAATCGTCAAACGTGATGGGGGAGCAAGTGTAGACATTCGTGTGGCTAGCTGTGTTTACTCTATCAATCGGACAACATATAACCCATCGACAGGTGGTGCAGGTGGGTTTCCAACAGAGGCTGGTAAACCTATCAATTGGACTAGTTTTGCAATGAGTGGGATTGCCATTCTGCCACAAGGGACTGTGGTAGACAAAGTACAACTACAAGGCGCGATCGGTGACACTGGCAACACAGTCAAGGTAGATCATCATCATTTACAATACGTTATTGTGGAGAACTAATGTCATTTTCAAAACCATACACGTATGTAGACGGCAATGTGCTCAATGCAAGTGACCATGCTAGCAATGAACAAGAGCTTCAACTGTACATTAACCAAGAAATACTACAAAGTGACATAGACAACAATGAAGTGCTTGGTGTTAGTTTGGCTCCGCCAAAGGTTATTGGTGTTACGAACAACATAGAGTTTACTACAAAAGACATCTATGGAATAAACAAAACTAGGAACGAATTAGACTTTAGTTGGTTTACAGGTACAACCAAAGCTGAGTTTCAAGGCAGTGCAAACGTAACAGATTATCAAAGTATACCGAACTCTGGTTTTGAAGTACGCATTTCAGATGCTTCCACAGCTAAGGTTATGATCACAGCAGCATTTAAGTTGTTTGTATTAACCAACAGTACAGCAACAAACGCAGATGATGATGACGCGTTGGCTAGTGATATACATTTGTTCTCTGTAAATGACAGTGATCAAACACCAGAAAAGAAGGCTGGTACTGACAACTATGTATTTCAACCAAAAGGTACTGCATTATCAGTTAACAAAGATCCAGGCATTGGCGCAGACCAACGACAAAGAAACCATAGATACATTATGGTCACTCGTATGTTAGATGTATCTGTAGGTGCAACGAAGTTTTACTTTGCAATTAACAACCGTGGTGAACGTGGTAATGTGAATTGTCAATCAGTAACGTATGAAGTGTTTTACATTTAGGAGATAATCATGCCAGCATTAACAGCAGCAACACTAGCCGCACTACCCACTGCGGCAAAGATGGCAGGTATGTCAGCACTTGGTTCTGGTATTACACAGATACCTTCACTGATACCAACTAGAACTGACAAGGCAAACAAAGAACGATTGAAAGAACTAGAACGCTTAGAAGAAATAAACATGCTAGGGCTTACAGACCGTGAGAAGGCAGCAATGCGCAATCAGCTAGGTGCTGGTGCACAGCAGGCACAAAGACGTGCTGACGCTGAAATGAGAAGGCTTTCTGCAGGCAGTCCGCAGTTGGGTCAACAACTTGAACAAGCACAGTTGGCACAGCAAGGTAGACAAGACCTGGAAACCCGTATTGCACAAGAGATTTTAAACCTTGATTTACAGAAACAAGCACAACAAGAAGCTGAACTTAAAGAAGTACGAGCGGCTGTAGATAGTAGAAGAAACGATATGATTGCCGCAGGTCTAAGTCCAGTAACAGGTGGATTGGAAGGTGCTATACAAGGTATGACAATACAACAGATGTTTGGTGAAGGCATAACACCAGAGCAACGAAGTACTGCGATTTCACAGTCGACTGGTATCCCAGCCGAAGAAATACAAAAGGTATTCCCTATAGTCAACGAAGGTTTAATACCACAACGTGACATATCTACTGCTATGAACTTTGATCAATTCAAACAAATGCAACAAGGGCAGTTGCCTGGATATATGACAAAGCCCATATCGCAAATGACACCACAAGAAATGGCAATGTATAGAATGACATTACCAGAAACAGTACAACTAAGCCCTGCTCGTTTTAACGTATTAGGAGGATAATTATCATGGCAGTTGAAAAAGTAGGCGGAACGTACGTAATCAAAGCGTCACCAGTAAAGGCAGGTACAACATCTACGGGTCAGTCTTGGGCTAATCTCGTAACACAACAGAAGTATCAGTTGTGGAAGATTGCCAATGCTGAGGCGGCTAGACGTATTAAGTTTGAGCAAATGGATGCACAACGTCGTCAGCAAGTTGTAGATCAAATGCGTCGTGACTTGATGAACCAACAAGAAAACACGCGGACACAGATTGCCAATCTCAAACAGTTGCAAGTAGAAGATATCGCAAAACAACAAGCAGAGCTTGCACGAGAAACCAACCTCCGTGGTCGTCCAGAGCGCAGAACCACTGGTAGTGGTGGTGCTGGCGGATATAGTGGTCAACGATACAATCTTATTCAAGAAGAAAGTAGACTTAGAGGTGCTACTGAAAACGCATCACTACAACTTTTAAATGAACTTAAAAAAGCCAAGGATGCTGGTGCAGATGAAACAGTATTATCAGATTGGGCACAAGGTAAAAACATATCTGACAACGAAAGAGCAATTATTGATCAACTAGGATCGGTTGGTCAAACG